AGTGCGGACTTTATTCCTGCAAATGGCTCTGGAGCGCCTTCTGCGGCTTCTCCGTTGTCTCCAATGCCACCACAGGTGCAACAGGCTATGAACGCACAGATGCCGCCTCAACAGGCTCAGAGCGGCGTTACACCAGCTTGGGCACAGAAGTAACCTTTAAAGGCGTACTAACGGCATCCTTAGTTGGTCGTTAGCTGGTTTGGGTGGCACCAGTGCCGTAAAGCCACCCCACATTTATAGAGGGAAAAATGTTAAAACATGTAGATTTATGCTCTGGAATTGGGGGCTTCGCTCTTGGTTTTAAATGGGCGGGTTTATCAAAGCCCGTCCTTTTTTGTGACATCGAGCCGTGGTGCAGAAAGTTACTCGCACAGAATTTTCCGAATGTGCATATTGCCGAAGATGTTAAGGAGATAGCAAATGACCCAAAAAGATTTATTCCAGAACCCATCGGAATCCTTACAGCCGGATACCCCTGTCAGCCATTTAGTCAAGCCGGGGCAAGGAGAGGAGAAGCGGACCCTCGCCACATCTTCCCGCACATACTTAGGATTGTTGCACAAACAAGACCGACTTTTACCGTTTTCGAGAATGTTTATGGACACATCTCTATGGGGCTGGACAACGTACTCAATGGAATGGAAAGTGAAGGCTACACCGTCAAGCCGTTTGTTGTGCCAGCTAGTGGTGTCGGCGCCCGCCACAAACGCGACAGAGTCTGGATATTGGGCTACGCCGAACACGATGGACCACTTGCCGCAGAGGTCGCCAGAGGCTCTTTTAAAGCAAGCGACACAAGCGAGGAAGGGGCGCACCAGACCAGCCAATCTGAGGGAACAGGTAGACCCGAATACGGTAAAAATGTGGCAACAGGCACAGGAGCCGAAAATGTGGGCAACGCCACGAACCTCAGACGGGACGGGCGGTCCGAGACAATTGGACGAGCAGGGTCGCAGGGTGAGCAAGACAAATCCGAACCTAAAGTTTGGGGCGAACCTAGCCGACCAAGTGAAGATGTGGCCTACGCCCAGAGCATCGGAATACAAGGATACAGGTCCAGTGGGGAGCAAATCGCATACTCACATGCAGGGCAAGAAATATCTTTGTGCAGCGGTCAAAGAAACAGCGCAACCCAGTGGGAAACTGAACCCTGCTTGGACAGAGTGGTTAATGGGGTACCCCATCGGGTGGACAGAATTAAAGGATTAGGAAACGCTATTGTGCCGCAAATAGCCATGAATATTGGGCTTTGTATTAAGGGAATGATTGACGAATCGTAAGTATCTGTATCTACTGTAAATATCATCGGCATGAATTAAGAAAAAAAAGTAGATAGATATGGATTATAATAACGATTTTAGCCACGACCTTTTAGTGGGGCAAATAGCCGAACAATTTCTAGGCGACTTGCTCCAGAATAAAAAGATAGAAGTAAAGCATGATATGATAGCCCATAGCACGGGCAGAGTATTTGTTGAGTATGAATGTAGGGGTAGAAATTCGGGCATCACGACAACACAGGCAGATTTTTGGGCTTTCGTGTTGCTTACAGGTGCGGTTATAATTGTTTCTAAGGACAGGCTTGTTCAGTTGTGTAATACAGCTTATGAGTTTGGGAGGTTTACAAAAGGCGGTGATAGTAATGCCGCCAGCGGTTTTTTAATAACTTTAGATGATTTGGTTAGGAGTCACAAAATATGAGAGTAGAAATTGATGTGATTCTGTTCTTTCCAGACAAGCCCATGAAGAAGATAAACGGGTTTCTAAAAGTAGATGACGGTTGTGATGACGATGATGTTATGGATGAAATGGCATATTTTATTGAGCGTGTGACAAAAGAACATATGGAAGATTTTACAACAGGGGTTGCTAACTTGGTGCTGCATGGAGATGAGCTTTTCCAGGTTTCTTTTGCAAACCCTAAGAAAAGAGCAGGAGCAGAGGGCAAGAGCTTATGCAATATAATAATACCAGACGAGATAACAGTGCATTAAAAGATGTGGGCGAATGTTTCACAACCATAGGATGGCACAAGAGATTGTGCGACCTACAAGAGCATGAAGTGTTGGGCTTGATTGCTGTCATACAAAAAGCGAGGGATTTAACAGATGACTATACCGAGCAAGGAATTCTTGAATTTGAACAGGGTGTCGCCAGTTCTAACGAACCCTTCCCTGATGACGAAATTCCATTCTGACGCTATTGAATTAATCTCATATCAAGTAGACAGAGCTATATGCGAACAAAATGACGCCCAGCCAAAGCGAACATATCTTGGCGGCTCGTCACTCGGTAATGCTTGCGCTCGCCAAGTTCAGTATCGTTACATGCAAGTTCCCCCAGATGAAGATAAGATGTTTCCTGCTCGCACCTTGCGGATATTTGACATGGGACATTTTATTGAAGATTTGATGGCAAAATACCTGAGAGATGCTGGCTTTGAAATAAAGACGCACGACACTAACGGTAAGCAATTTGGGTTTGCTGTAGCTGATGAGCAGATAAAGGGACATATAGACGGCGTAATATGTTCGGGTCCAGTGAACGTAGGATACCCTATGTTATGGGAATGTAAGTCAGCCAACAGTAAAAAGTTTGGTGAATTTGTTCGTAAAGGTGTGGCGGAAGCTAATCCCGTGTACGCTGCACAGATAGCGCTTTACCAGGCATATATGGAATTAAATGAAAATCCAGCCTTGTTTACTGTTCTAAATAAAGATACAAGCGAAATCTATTACGAGCTTGTTCCGTTCGACAGAGAGCTTGCTCAACGCACTAGCGACAAGGGGGTAGACATATTAAAAGCAACAAGAGCTAACGAAATACTGCCGCGTGTTGCAGCTAACTCAGATTATTTTGCTTGCAAATATTGTGAGTTTCGACAAACTTGTTGGTCATAGAAAAAAAAGAGGCCGCTCGAAAGCGACCCCTTTAGTGTGAGAACGAAATCAGAAAAAGGAAACAATCAGACTTCAGGATACAATATAATGAGTGTTTTACGTTTTGACAATACTAAATCTAGTACCGCGCATGAATTAGTGCAAAAAATTAGTGATGAGGTTCCTCGTTCCGTACAGATAAGTGTACTGCAAGAAACCTATCCAAATGGCAAGATTCGGGGGCATGAGTTCTTTATCGGGTCACTGGCTGGAGAAGCTGGTGAAAGTTTAAAGATAGATATTAATCCCAGCAGTCCACATTTTATGCGTGGTCAGGATTTTAATGGTGGTGAGGGCATCGGTGGAATTGTTAAGATTCTCATGGAAGCTCGCGGTATGCGTTTGCCTGAAATCAAGGAATTTTTCGGGTCATATCTATCAGATGAGCCTAGCAGAGTTGTGAGGGAACCTTCTTGGCGTATGCCTAACGGAGGCATAAACCTGAACAATGTGCCTCCACAGGCCAGCTCGCCAGTTGCAGAAAAAGTTCGTATTGATGCAAATACCCCCCATAACGGGCAGTGGGATTATATCAGTCGGGATGGCGAAGTTCTTGTTACTGTTCGTAGATACGATTTAAACGGTAAGAAAGAGTTCAGGCCATTCATTCCAGGCGTTTCGTATCCAAAAGCCCCTGAGATTCGCCCCTTGTACAATATCCCGAACATTTTAAAAGAACAGCGGGTCGTGTGGGTAGAAGGTGAGAAGTGTGCTCAAGCCCTTATTGAGGTTGGTATAGCCGCTACATGTACATTAGGAGGGGCAGGCGCCTTAACCCGTAAGAACGCAGATAAGTTCGACTTTACGCCACTTAGGGGCAAGGAATTAATTATATGGCCTGACAATGATGATGCTGGCAGGAGGCTCGCAGAAATTGTTCGGGAAGTTGCGCTGGACGCTGATGCAGATAGCGTTACCATACTACACCCTCCTGCGGGTAAGCCTACTAAATGGGATGCGGCTGACGCCATTGAAGAGGGTATGGACATTAATGAGTTTATACGAAATGGTGTGGGACATACGCACCGCACTATTAATCTTCTTAACGATAGCCTTCTTATCTCTAGGTTTACAGGCTCTGCGCCTATCCAGCATTTTCTAGTTGACGGTACATTCCCATTGGGTGTGCCTATTATCTTTGCCGCTGCAGGGGACGCTGGTAAAGGCATGATGACCCTAGACTTGGCTATGAAGGTTGCATCGGGGAAGCCCCTGCAAAACGCTTTCGGAGGCATGGTAAAAGAGTTCGGGGATGTTGTTATCTTTACAGCAGAAGATGATGAATCTGAGATGCACAGACGTATTGAACGGTTAGATGAAGCAGGCGACAGATTCGATTACCCGAACAAGTTGCATGTGGTTCCGCTACCAAACGTAGGTGGTGTGTTCCCAGTATTGCGTGAATCAATGGGCGACTACTCTGAGACTGATGAGTTCAAGAAGATATACGAACAAATCATTCAGCTCGAAAATTTAAAGCTGATTGTGTTTGACCCATTGGCATCATTCGTACATGCAGACGTAAATGCTGACCCTGCGGCAGGGGCGGCTTTAACAGG